AAGATACAGTGCTCCGTCATACCGCGAAAATACTGCCCCAAGCCCATGCTATCCTTGCACCAAGTAATCAGTGTAACATACTGAAAGCCCCATGCCTTTACGCATTCCAGCGCGTCAGGCAGGTGGTTGTTCGTCGTCCACATATACAAGTGACAGCCCTCTGGATCTGCGAGTGAAGCGATAGGCAAGGCCTTGATTTCCTTTATGGACATCAGAGCATAATGCCGGTCAGCCCCGCGTTTAATCTTCCCACCGCCGCGCTCTGGCCATGGCGGGTCTATGTAAATCGTTTTGTATTGTCCTTGCGGAAACATTTGCACATCTCCTATTCTTTAACCTGACCCGTTCAGCGACTCCCACAGCAGCGGAAAGCCGCCTATCCCGTCAAACAGGCTTGCCATTGTGCGCTCTGTCCCGCAGCAGACCGTTAGGCGCTGCAATACATATAACCACGGCGGGAGGGCAATGCTGTTGCCGAGTGCCTTATAGCGTTCGCTGTCCGTGCTCTCTTTGTGACACTTTCCTTTGCTGTCCATCCACTCACCGAGGTCTGTCCAGCCATCAGGGAAGCCTTGCAGACGTTCACACTCAAGCGGCGTCATACGTCGTACACAGTACCCGCACCGCAGGGTATTGTTCAGGTTCAGGCTCTGCCCGCCATTGCTTTTGGCTTGCAGTGTTCCATTGACACCTGTGTTTTCCGTGCCGTTGCGGCAGTCCACCGCAGCAACGTCAGACACGACCAGCGCCGTATAATCCGTAACGCGGCTTTGATGGTCTCCCGTCTGTGTAGGCGCTATCTCGCCCTTCCCGTTACCCCTTGCGTCGTAAACCACGGCAGGCCGATCAACGGTGTTCAGCGTATAGCTCTGTTCTGCTTTCCAGCCCTTGCCGTTGCACCCGGCCGTATCGGCGCGGTCAATACAGTTTCCCTGAATACAGAACACAGTCGGGTCAAGATGACTTCCGTTTGCGCTGAGGGTAGGAGCTTGCTCTTCTACGAAGCCAATAGATCGCGCCTTTTCTGACTGACCGCCCTTGAAACCCGCAGCACAAACCATAGGAAGCGCACCATGTGACTCTGCACGCAGGGTTTCAGCCGTTTCGCCGCCCATTTGACCACGGTTTGAAAAGGCAATCGGGGCGGACTGAAACACGACGTTCGGCCCACGGTCGAGACAAGGACTCCCATCATGACGCGCAAGCAGAGACCGCGCTATTTCGGGGTAGCATACGAGGTCGGTTGCATCCTTTGCCTGCCTACCGCACTGCATCCCTGCGACATCGAATACTTTATAATCGCCAAAACTCTGCTGTGCGCAAGCAACGGGCGCGCATATTCCGGCACGATTTTGTCCTCCCGTTGCGTTGCTCGACAGGCACGGAGAAACGCCATCGACAGCGTATTGCCGAATCGTCTGTGAATCCCACGGATTCAAGCATCGGATGCCGCTTTGCTCTGCGCCGTCAGTGCTTCTCGTAGCATCGGCGGCAGTTCTTTCCCTCGGCGTTCTGCGCGCCGGATAATCCCAAGACAGGCCTTCGCGCTCAAATAATACTTCTGGGGCGCGTTCGCCTCCAAAATCTGCGACAAGCGAGATGCGACGGCGGCGCTGGGGGACTCCCCCAAAACTGCGCATCAAGTACCCGCCACGCGATAGACCAGCCGCCGTTTGCCCCAAACAGGCATCCTGCCATTGGCCATCCACCGTCAGGCACAGGCACATCGGGGGCTTCCGGCTCGACGACCCTGATCGTTTCTTGTAAAACTGCGCCAAAGTCTGCGCCTCTGTTGGAGCTGAAAGCTCCCGGTACGTTTTCCCAGACCATGAAGCGGGGGCGGACACCCCCCCGCTGTTGCCTCTTTGCTCATCCGCAAGCCTCATTTCCTTTATAAGCCGGATCTGCTCCGTGAACAGACCAGACCGTTCTCCTGCCAGTCCCGCCCGCTTGCCCGCCACAGATAAATCCTGACAAGGACTGCCGCCGATGACGACGTTAACAGACGGGACGCGGTAGCCGCTGATTTTGGTAATGTCGCCGTAATGCTTCATAGCCGCTCACCGAGGTCAAGCAGCACCTGCCGCATGTGGACGATCTTTCGCTTAATCGCCGCGGCAGTGTTGCTCGCCGTCACGCCGCCATACGCTTGTGTAACGTCCTTCGGCCTCTTCTTCGCCCCTTCATAGGTGCTGATGCTGTCATTCAGTTCCTCCGCCATCAAGCGGAGCATTTCCGCCCGTTCACAGTTGTTCATACTTTGACTCATGCTATACCTCCTCACAAAGTCTGTTGTGGATTATCCAAAAGTACCTCGGCTCGATTTCAAAGCCGATAAAGTGCCTATTCATCCGAGCCGCCGCAACCGCCGTCGTACCACTTCCCATAAAGCCGTCGAATACAACGTTACCCTCTTTGGAATGCTTCTCAATGCACCGCTGTATCAGCTCTACCGGCTTTTGATTTTGGTGAAGCTGTTTGCGTCCGCGTATGCCCGGAAACTCCCACACGTCACCCAGCCGCTTTCCGTTAAAAGGAGCACGACCTTTATTCAGCAGCAAAAGCACTTCGTATTGCTGCCCAAATTGCGCTTTCAAGTCGCCCATCGTCCACTCACTTTTCACCCAAACAATCGCGTTTTTGACCGTAAAATGAGCATTTTGAGCCGCTGTTTTGAAGAAATCCTGCGTTTTTGCAGAACAAAACATGTAAAAAGCGCAATTTGGCTTCAGTATGCGATAGCACTCTTCGACGTACTTCTGAATCAGCTCCGGGTTTGAGTCATTCTGAATCGGGGTGCAGAAGTCGTGCGCTTTATCTTGCCTGTGTCCCGTAGCATAGTTGATTAGATACGGCGGGTCTGACACAATCAAGTCTACGGATTCATCCGTCATCCGGCGCATCCCGGTGATGCAGTCAGACAGGTACACCGTATCCGACGCAATTACGGGGGGGAGGAGACTGCGAAGCGCACGTTTCGCCGTTGGCATGAACGCGCACGCTATCAAGCCACGGATGACCGCAGCGGAGTCCCGTACAGGCAACGCTTTCCAGCGCCATACCGCAGACGGGGCAAACGCCCACTGTCATACCCACGCCCCCATTCGCGGCATCGCCGCCAGCATCAGCTCCTTCGCCTGTGTAGCCACTTCCCTCATTTGCGGATGCGCCGCTTCCGAGCAGCGCAAACGGAAGAAGTGCAGCCACTCCTCAACCGTCGCGGTCATCACAACCTCCGTTTTCAGGCAGGTCGGCAGTACCGCACGCGCCTCCTGCGCCGTTGCACCATTGTTCAGCAGGTCAAAATAGTACCGTTCCGCCATGACAGCGGCCTCTATGAATGTCCCATATGCGGCTGAATCAGGGCCGAAGCAGGCGGGCTGAATGACTGCAATTTCACCGCCAAAATCCCCGCGCTGGTAGTTGCAATAACGAGTGCTCTCCTGACAGAAGGATGCAGGGCGGTGACGCACTAACTCGTGCGACACGCCGCGGTCGCAGGTGAACCAGCAGGTCATGCAGACGTGCTTCCTGATTTCATGGCCGCTCGTCAGCTCGCCGGGATGCAGTATCCATGCCTCCTCGTCACCGGCTGAGAACACATTGCCAAGCAAATCCGAAAACAGTACGCCGTATGCTTCCAAGATGCAGTGAACCGCGGCGGGCATGCGGGTGTTCGTCGCAGCGCACACGCGTAGCACATCACGCCACGCCCGCACGTTGCCGGAAACAATATTCTGTGCGTTACCGTGAGTCTTTCGGATGTAAGAAGCTGTGCCTGTCTGCTCAAAGGCTCTGTCCAAAGCGGAAAACCACACACCTGAACCGCCATCAGAATCCTTGCTCATGCCGATTATCAGGTTCCCGTGCTCCAGCACCGCTTCATGTCCGCGTTTAATAATGCGCTGGATAAAGCCCTTGTAACTGTTAAACGTAATCTTCCCCTCAGACTTGTAGCAGACGCGCCCGCACAGTTCAATGCGTCGCATTACATCCTCAGGAGAAATGGGCTGTTCCAGCAGCAGGACAGACGGCTTGACGATCCTCATTCGCCATCACCACCCCTCGATGCTGCCAGCGCGGCCATCACCATCAGCACGACGGGATACAGCAGATAAATCAGCGCGAATTTCCAATCCACAGTCAGCGCGAGATACAGCGGCAGTCCGAGGATAGTAAGCGCCAGCGCGGCGATTACTATGACGAAACTCCACATGACGATATTTTCAACCAGCTTCTTGAAAAACTCCGTATCGTGCATATTCCTACCTCCAATCAGTCCTTCGTGAAAAACGCACCAACCCATCCGTCTGCGTTAAGCGGCAAGCCCGGCGCCCACGCAACGGGTTCTGACATAATACGCTCGACCAAATGCAGCATGTTTTCAGGCGTATCAAAAGGTGCAATGTCGATGACCACCTCATCGTGTACATGAAACACCACCGGCAGTCCTGCCGCTTCGAGCCTGTCCAGCGCTCCAGCAAGACAGTCACGAGCTATGGCCTGCACACAGTTTTCAACCAGCTTGCCCCCGTAAGTTTCAATACTTTTCCACTTTTTCGTTTTCTGGTCCATGCCCGTATACGCGATAGATGGGCGACCCCACTGATTTGTGCCCAGAGACGGATTGATATAGTACAGCTTGCGGCTGGAGGGCAGCGTGATTGTCATGCAGGAAACGCCCTGCACTACGTCATACTCACGGGCAAACATGACGTTACGCACTCTGGCCGTGCCGCCGCATTGTATTACCTGTACGGCCGCCGCATCCATTGCGTACCACAGGTCACGGATTTTGGAGTTGGCCTCCCGCCAGCGCTCCACGATGTCCGGCAGTTCATCCTCGGTCAGTCCCATGTCCAACGCTCCCATGTTGATAAGCGCCCCGGCAGATCCCTGATAGCCCAGCGCCAGCTCTGCAACCTTGCCCTTCGCGCGCAGGGCATACTCTGGATTGCCCTTTTTAATGCGCTCAATGGGCACGCCGAACATCTGTGACGCGCTTGCTTCGTAGATTTTGCCGTGTGAACGGAACACCTCAAGCCGCCATTCTTCGCCCGCCAGCCACGATATGACGCGAGCCTCAATAGCCGAGAAGTCCGCGTCTATCAGCACATGCCCCTCCGGCGCTATAAAGGCTGTACGGATAAGCTGAGAAAGTGTATCCGGCACAGACCCATACAGCACGCGCAGAGCATCAGCGTTCTTCTGCTCTACCAGCTTTCGCGCCACCTCAATCGCCTTCGTGTAGGTTCTCGGCAAGTTCTGCACCTGCACCAGTCGTCCAGCCCAGCGTCCCGTGCGGTTCGCACCGTAGAATTGGAGAAGCCCGCGCACGCGTCCGTCACCGCAGACACACGCTTCAATCGCATCATACTTTTTGGTGGAGGTTTTACTTAGTTCCTGACGGATTTCAAGCATACGCTGAACCTCGGCACTGTTACCTTCCTTTGCCAGCAGACGCGAGACCGTTCCCTTGCGCAGGTCTTTAATTTCTTCATCATCCATCTCCGCGTTCAGCCATTCGGCAAGCTGCTTGACTGAATTAGGATTACGAATGCCGGAAACCGCAACAGCTTCGGCGGTAAAGTCGCGCTTGACACGCGCTCCCACATCCAGTGCGCCTCGCACCAAATCAATATCCACCGCCACGCCGCGGGAGTTAATCATCAGATCGACCTCCCACTGATGCTGTACCCATTCAGGAACAGGAAAAGCGCTCAGGCGGCGCTCAATTTCCATCTCCGTTACCACGTCCTGACGGTTGTACTCTTTGAACAGCTTCCACTTGTCAGAATCGTGGTGCGGTAGATTGCGTGTGCGCCCACCATTCGCCCGTGAAGGCTTGCAGGGTACACAGAAATAGCGAATCAGGGCTTTACCTGCCGCGTTCTTCTGCTTGTCATCCGGCAAGCCGAGCGCCTTGCCCGTTGCGTCCAAACCCGCCGTGTACCCGCAATACAGACCGTGAAACATAGTGCAGCGCCACTGTGACGGCTGCATACCACCGTAAACCTTTTGCAAGGCGCCGTACTCAAAGTGGGCGTTATAGGCGTGCTTAATATAGTTGGGATCCGTTAGCGCGGGAATCATCCAGTCAGGAAGTTTTTCCCCACACGCCAAATCAACAACCTGTACAGGAGCACCGTCAAGAGAATAGGCAAACAGCAGGATTTCAAAATCAGGGCTTTCGATATATTTCCAGCTTCCCGTTTTCTTAATAGATTCACTGGAAAAGGTTTCAAGGTCGATGGAAAGGTGATGCGGCATCTTTCACCCTCCCTTAGTCCAAATACGGAAGCGACGTGCGGATGTCTGCTGGAACGTTGCCGTTCCAGACAAAAGAGTTTTTCAGCACATATTCGTTATAGCTTGCCGCCGTTTTGTTTGCGCGCATCTTCGCCTGTTCAGCCCATGACAGCTTTTCTGCATTTTCGCTGTCTTTGTACTGCTGGTAAATCAGGCTGTCACTTGTGTAACTTGTCATCATTGCGCGGCAGGTGTCCTCAACCTGCTTACGAGTGCTGTACGCTGTCGCATCATCAGCCTTTTGGACGGCAAAAAACCATGAGTTCCACATGGCGCGTCCAACAGGAAAGCAGGAGAAGAAAACCGTGCAGAATAGCAGAACGACCATCAACAGACACAGCAAACCAACAACGACCTTATTCATCTGCCACGCCTCCTTCGTACCGAACAACCGGACTATCAACGATGAAGGGAATGTCGGAGTAAAGGTACTCGCCCGTCCATTCTATATATTTCCCATCCGGGGTGAAGAAGAAAATGCCGTCATCATTCTCACCATAGCTGCCATCCACGTCAGCCAGCCACTTGTTATACGCCCGGAAGTCGCCGCCTAAATACTCGTAGTATTCACTGTCTGGGGACAGGAAGCTATTCAGGCTCGTTACCTTTCCGTCTACCACGAAATTGCCGACAACAGTATTCCCGGCAAAGAGCACGATATAGCCCAGCGGTTTTTCAACCGCACACATGAGCGCGTTTGCCTTTTCGCGCTGACCATTAACCCAGTAAGCACGCCGAATCAGGTTATACCGCTCCAGCGAGTAGCTGATGTCCGTTGGTGTAGGCTGGTTATCCGTCAGGGAATTTGCCACCGCCATCTGTGCCTGAACATCCGCGTTCGTGCCGCTTACGGTAGGAGTGTCTGAGCAACCGGTCAGCACCAGTAACGCCAGTGCGATAACCACAATCAGGCTGACCACGCGAACCGTCTTTTTCATACGTTTTTCCTCCCTGCAATGATTGCCAATGAGTTCTCAAGCTGTACGCCGCGCTTAACAAGTTCGGCTTTAACCGCTTCGCCCAGCGGAGAAGAAAGGGCGTAGTCAATCAGTTCTGCTTCTGACATGCTCGTCACATTAGCAATGGACTGTTTTACGTCCTCCGTCTTACGCGGAAGCCATACGCGCTCTGCATACTCGCCACTGTCAATGTCGGAAACAAGCATTGCCATCGTGCGATCTGGACGACGAACGAACATGCTGAACAAATTCATCAGGTGAATGGTAGTCATTTCTTTAATCTGGATTTCTTCGCCAGTGGCGGTCGTCCAGCTGTCGGCACAATCAAAACGAGTTTTCACACTTTACCTCCTAAAAAAGGAGCGCCGGGATTTAGACACACAGTCTCCCGGCGCTCCGTCATCGTATTACATCGGCTGGCCGGTGATAGGGTTGATTGCGCGCCCGGTCACGGGGTCAACAGGCGGCACAACCGAATTGCCGATGCCCGCAAAGTCTGCGGCGGCAGATGCACCACCGGACAGCGGTTCACCCTCGCGGGTTTTCAGCACATTGCCGAGTCCGCAGCCCACGCCGCGATTGCCGGACTGCGAATAGCCGAAGAAACGAAGGGTCACACGGCCGTACATGCCGCTGTAAATGTCCTGCGGGGCAAGCTCCGCGTTGATATTGTCAATACCGACAACCTGCGGTTTCTGCTTTGTAGAGGCAGTCAAGACCCAGTGCCCCTTGCACTCCGAGCCGAAAGGCAGACCGTTTTTGCGCGTACCGTCGCCGTCCCACACGATGGAATCGAAGCGGGGACGCACACCGCCCCACAGCTTGCCCACGGCGTCCCGCGCCGCCGCCTCAATGGAAGCGTCGATGTCCGCTTTGGTAGCAACGTCGGTCTTGGGAATGAGAATGGTGACGGAATACTTGGGGTCGCCCTGTCCGCTCAGGGGCGCACGGGGCTGAATCAGGTTGCAGTAGGAAAGGCGAACTTCGCCGGTCAAGACTTTCTGAGCATCATTCTGATACATGATAGAATCCTCACTTTCTCAATTTACAGTTCATTTTGTAGCATTCTCACAGCTTCGTTGTACCTTTTTATCGACACCCTGCCACTCGTCCACGGATGGCATAGTTCACGCTCCTGCGCATCTGCCAGCACGTCCAGTGCATCTCGAATGACATTCTGATAGTGCTCTTGCAGCCCATAGGTGCGGTCACATTCACCGGGGCACAGGTCGAGGTCAAAGCACAGATTCGTCACCGTGTCTCGGAAATAGTCAGCCGCATCTCCACCCAGTTTGTCATCCAGCAGCCACGCAAAACGCTCTGGGCAGTCAATGTGAACCGTTTCGCCGCCAACGTTAAGTACGAGGTTTTCCTTCCGGTAAAGCGGCCCGTCTCGCACGTCAGCCATCCTGCACCACCCCGGCAAAGTCCACGACGGCGGAGCTATACGCCGCGCGCGGATCTTTCTCATCCGTCAGTGTAGCCTTGCCCTTTGGCTTCACAATCTGGTCTCCGAGCAATTCAGCAAAGCGCTTTGCGCCCACGATCTTTTCAAGTTGGGCAAGCGTTTTCGGCTCGTAGTCGTAGATAACCGCCTTGTCAAAGCCCGAATCCATCAGCTTTTGCAGTGCCGCATCCGTATCACGGAAAGCGCGAACGCTGCGCCCCTCGACCACCTTGTAGCCGGGAATCTCTTTCCCGTCCAGAATCGCTTGCAGGGCATAACTCCGCAACCCTTCGTACCATTCGACCAGATTTGCGCCTCTGGTCAGCAGGTCACCAACCTCCGCATACGTCAGAACGGGCGGCAATCCCAGCACTTTGCGTGCAGCGGGGTCGAGCGGATTCTGCGCCTTATCCGGCGTGATGCAATCCTTAAAATCCTCCAAGGCGGTATTGAGCTTTGCCCGTGCTGGGCAAACGTCGCGCCCGCGGCAGAATTTACAGTGCGCACCTGCGCAGAACTCGCCCTCGCCGTTGAAAGCCTTTTGCGCCGCAGGCTTGACCACGTTTTCTCCCCATGCCAGAAGCTCATCCACGGTCATCTCGCATTCTTTCACATCCTGCGTGACGCGAGGCTGTACAATCGCCATAGATACCCGCTTGATTTTGTCCCCGAAAACAGGCGTATACCGTTTCAGCGCTCCCAGCGCGTAAAGCATCATTTGCGGATTGCCCTCCGCCTCTACGACAACGCCCTGACCGTGCTTGTAGTCCGTGATGTGCAGGGTGTCACCGCCGATGATGATGCAGTCGCAGGTACCAAAGCCCTGCGGCACATAGTCGGACAAGTCAACTCGGACTTCCATGTTGACGTGCGGCATCCCCTCGTATCTCATGCAGACCCCGTACAGATACAGGACGTATGACTCTGCGGTAGTCAGCATTTCGGGCTTGTAAAGCGGATGTTCTTGCAGCTTTTTCAGCTCACTGTTGAATTTCCGTGTGCTCATGACGGTGAACTTCTTGCGGGCATACAGCTCGCAGATGCTATGCGCCAACGTTCCCTCCTCCGCATACTCTGACGTTTTCGGGGGAAACTGCATTTCATACGTCGGCGCGGCTGTACATTTCAGCCAGCGATGAGCCGCAGACGCGCTGAGTAGCGCGTGCTTTGCTGGAGTGGCCATCAGTCGTTCCTCCTTAAATGTTGGCGCCCATCGAACGCAAGCAGTCAGCGAAAGACGCGTACTGATCTTCGTGGAGTAGCGTAATGGCGGCCACGCCGAAGTTCTGGAGCGCGTTGATGAGCGCGTCCATCTTCCCGGCGTCAACCAGCTTCGCACCGGCAAGGGACAGGTCATCCAAGGTAATGCGCTTTGCCGCCGCAGGCGCTTGCTGCTGTGCGGGAGCGGATGCCGTGGTCGCGGTGGGGATCACAGAGACCGCTGCTGGCGCAACAGGCGCGGGGGCGGAAGCAGTCTGCACAGGCGGATGAACGGGTGCTACGGGGGCCACAGGGGCCGCCACGGGCGCGATAGGCGCGGATGCCTGAACGACAGGAGCTTCCTGCTTCACGGCTTCGACAGCAACAGGCTTCTTTTCGGCGATAGCCTGCGCAAGATTGTTGATGGCCTCAGCAATGCCGGGAATGTCAACGGTCACTTTAATCTCAATCATCTTTCAATTTGCCTCCTTGAGTCTTTTTCTCGGACAACCATGCTTCAAACCGCTGCTGATTTTCAGGATTCTCGTAGAAACGCCGAACAGCGTCAAGCAGGGTGGCGCACAGCACTCGCGTATCAGCAGCGGGTAACAGAACCTCAGCCCTGTCCATCGTTATCAGCGGCTTCGTGCTCCAGACGAGCCAGAGCGTCCATGATCTTTTTCTGCGTCGCGCTGTCACCCTTTTTACCGTGAAGCACAGTGGACAGATAGCTCTCCGTATAGCCGCACTCAGCGGCCAGCCGCTTACCAGTAATCTCGGCAACGTGCATCCTGCCCACCGCGTCGGCGATCCACTTGTCTAACAAGCCCTAAACCTCCTTTTCGCAAAAATTTTTTTATCTGGACAGTTGAAAAAATTTAACTCTTGCGGTATAATCAAATTGCCACACCTGATGTCACCGCTGAAAAGACTCCTTTTGCGGGGGCTTCCTTTTCGTAGCCAAATTTCTTTAGCTGTCCTCTGCATTATAGCGCAAGAAATTTAGCCTGTCAAGTGTTCTGGCAAAAAATATTTTGCTGGCGGAGGAAGTGTAAATGACCTTCTATGAACGATATGAGGCCCTGTGCCGCGTGCGCGGTATCGACCCGTGTTCACAAAGCACTGCTGAAAAGCTGGGCACGACCCGCTCTAACGTCTCGTACTGGAAAAAGGGTACAAAGCCGAATGTCGAAATCGTGCGCAACGCAGCGAATTTGCTCCAAACGTCTGCGGATTATCTGCTGGGCCGCACCGATGATGATACGGATTACACGGTAGATCAAAAGCGCAACCCGTCTCTGCCAGAGGATGTTACTACTATGCTTTCTGGGCTCGACAGCGCGGACCTCGAAAAAGTTATGATCTACGCCCGCGGTTTGCTGGACGGGGACAAGTATCAGAAACGCCGTCCGCGGTAAAGCAGGAAGTGCTTCTGGCACGAAATAGAAAGGGGCAGACAATGAGAGTATCCGTAAACTTAAACGCACAAAAGCCGGATACCACGACAAACGCCGTCATTTATGCCCGCTACTCTTCCCACGGACAGACAGAGCAGTCCATAGAAGGACAGCTCGCCAAAGGGCATGAGTACGCGGCAGCGCAAGGATATACCGTCGTACACGAATACATCGACCGTGCCATGACAGGTCGAAACGATAACCGAGAGGCTTTTCAGAAAATGCTTTCCGACACTGGAAAGCATCAGTTTCAGGTTGTTATCGTCTGGAAGGTTGACCGCTTCGGCCGCAACCGTGAAGAAATTGCGTTTAATAAGCACACCTGCAAGAAAAACGGGGTAAGGGTGGAGTACGTCGCGGAAAGTCTCCCAAACTCACCGGAAGCCGTTATTCTGGAGAGCGTACTGGAGGGTATGGCGGAATACTATTCCATCCAGCTATCGCAAAACATCCGTCGCGGACAACTTGAAAGCGCGAAAAAGTGTCAGTGCGTCGGTGGATCAGTCCCATTGGGATACACGCTTGACAGTGACAAACATTTTGTTATCGACCCGCAGACCGCGCCCGTTGTCAAAAAGATTTTCGACCTATACGCAGAAGGGGCAACCATTTCAGAAATCACCGGACAGCTAAATGAACAGGGCATTCGTACCGCCCGGAAGCAGCTATTCACGAAAAACAGCCTGACAAAGCTACTGAAAAATGAAAAGTACATCGGCGTATACACCTACAAAGACATTGTACGCGTGGAAGGAGGCGTTCCAGCTATTGTGGACAAAAGCACGTTTGACAGGGTGCAGGAACTTCTCAAGATAAACCGGCGCGCTCCGTCTCACACATGGACAAAAGTCGAATACCTGCTGACCGATAAGCTGTTCTGCGGTCATTGCGGATCCCCGATGGTTGGGGAAAGCGGTTTCAGCCACACGGGCGCTAAGTACAGCTATTACGGATGTATCAAACGACGGAGAGAAAAAGCCTGTGATAAAAAGCCGGTGCGGCAGGACTGGATTGAGGCGCTGGTGCTGGACGAGACGGTGAAATTGCTACACGACGATGAGCTGATGGAGTACATCATAGACCGGACGTGGGAGTATTACCAAGTCACCGATAAAGTGCAAGAAGAAAAAGCTGTGCTTGAAGCACAGCTTGCGGAAGTGGACAAAGCTATAAACAACCTTGTGCGGGCCATAGAGGCGGGCATCTTCAACGCCGCTACAAAGTCCCGCATGGATGAACTGGACGCGCAGAAAGCCGCCCT